GTGTCGTTGTCCCGTCTTGGTTTTTTGTGGAGTGCTCATGAAACAACCATAAGGAACATGAGGGAACAATGCAAGGCAAGACACGGGAACTTCCGCAAAATAACCTATTCCCGCAGGTCAACCGGGAACAACAAGACGGAAATTACAAGGATGGGTTTCCCCTTTTTGCGGTCCAACACTGAACAACAGTGCGCTTGCTGTTTCCTGAGATTGTTTAGACGATAGGGCCGTGAAGGAAACAGAATCCGTGGCAGCCATCGGCGCCCTAGTATCCAAGCAGCGCGTCGAACTCGCCCTATCCCAAAAAGGCTTAGCTGCCCTGGCGGACGTCGACGTCAAAACGCTCCGCTCCCTCGAAAACGGTGAACGGTGGCCACAACCCATCAATCGATACAAAATCGAGACCGCCCTCGGCTGGAGGCAAGGGGCCATGGACGAGATCCGCGACAACGACGACGCGGACCCCACCCTCGCGAACCTCAAGGCCGGCGCCCACCAGCATGAGGAGTGGCCGCACGACGCCGAACAGCCCGTCAAACGGGCGTCTCAATTGAGTGACGCCGAACTTTTGTCGGAACTAACCTATAGATTCAATATGTACGCCCGGACCACCAACGAGGCAGAGACTGCGCAGGAGGAGCAGGAAAACTTCGGGCTCGCCGCGATGGCGGGACCAAACCGGGGCAAAACATTGCGGCAAGACGCAGACGCCGCAGGGGAAGAATCACAAGAACCAACCGAATAACAACGGTCAGCACCAATAAAAAAGGGGAACCATCATGAAAGAGACAACCGCACTCCGGACAGACATTCAGGCAGCGAAAGAACGCGCCGGTGTCATGGCCGGTGCCGGACGTGAACTGCGTAAACTCGAATCCCACCTCTGGGAAGGCGAGACCGTCCACTCGGTGGGCTCCGGAACCTACGGCTCCGGCATCGGCCTGCTCGCGCTGACGGACCGGCGGCTCCTCTTCCTCAAAGACGGCATGATGTCTCAGACGTCGGAAGATTTCCCGTTCGATAAGATCTCCTCGATCCAATGGAACTCCGGCATGATCCAAGGCTCGATCACCGTGTTCGTGTCCGGGAACAAAGCCGAAATCAAAGCCGTCCCGAAAGAGACCGGCAAGGCGATGGTCGACACTGTCCGGGAGCGGATCAGTAACTCGAGCGTCCGTGATAAACCGGCGGCACCATCGGGGGCACAGCCAAACCAGGACGACGTGATGGCCCAACTCCGCCAGCTTGGCGAACTGAAGGAAGCGGGCGTCCTTACTGACGAAGAGTTTGGGACGAAGAAAGCCGAGCTGCTGGCCCGTCTCTAAGTGGGGCCGGTAGTGTTCCAGCCCTGGCAACACCTCCGCCACTTTCCACACATCCGTGTCATTAGGGCGGCGCTTCCAGACGGGACGGTCGCCCGCACCGATGGACACTCAACGATCTGGCTCGATCACGACCTCCTCCAATGCGAGGAACGGTGCGCGCTTACCCACGAACTCGTTCATATTGAGCGCGGGCACCGGAGGGAGCAACCTGCCGCGGTCGAGTACGCGGTCCGGGAAGAGACAGCACGGCGGCTTATCAGCTTCGAATGGTTGGTGGATGCGATGCAGTGGTCCCTCTGCCCGAACGAACTGGCCGACGAGCTGTGCGTCACCCCGGAAGTGGTGCGTGACCGGATCGAGACGCTGACGACGAAGGAGAAGGCGTATATCCGGGACCGGGAGGGCTGGTATGGGGCAGAGTCAGCCTGAACCGTGGCGGATGGCGTCCCCGCACGTTCCCGGCAAGGGCTGGGAGGAAGTCGCGGCCGTCGTCGGCGGCGAACCGGTCACCTCCTACGGGATGGGCGACGTCGACGCCCTGGTCCATCAGGTCAACCGCGCCGAAACGGTGCGCCGGCGGATGGTGGGCGGTTACCCGCAGGAGCACTGGTATGTCGTCATCGACGCCATGTTCGAGCACGGGTTGGACGAGGCCGCGTTGCCGATCCTCGACAAGCTCATCGACTCCGCCGAGCAGTTGGCCCAATACGACACGAGGGAACCGCAGGACTACTGGTACAACCGGGCCGCGATGATCCACCACCGGAGGGGCGACCACGACGCCGAGGCGGCAGTCCTTGACCGGTGGCTCGCCCATTGGCCGGCGGACCGTTGGCGGCCCAACCATGCCCGCCAGCGGATCGTGCGGCGGCTTCAACGGATACGGGAAGGGCCATGGCATCACTGACAGACCGGTGGACCCGCCCCGGAGAGAATAAGAAGCGCGTCAAATCGGCCCGGCACGGCAAAGGGTTGCGGTGGCTCGTCGAATGGGTCGAACCGGACGGGCAGAAGCGCCGCAAGTCGTTCGGGAACAAAGACGCCGCCCAGGCCCACAAAGCGCGGATGGAAGTCGAACTCAACGAAGACCGGTACATCAACCCCACCAAGCGGGCGGTGACGTACGCGGAAATGTGGCCCACTCTCGAAACGATCAAATCGACCCGCTCCCGTAAAACGATCGAGGCCTACTGGCTGCCGTGGAACGGGTACATCCGCGAACGGTGGGGCGAGACCAGCATCAAAGACACTTCCCCGGTGCAGCTGCAGCTTTGGCTCACGAGTCTGCGGAAGAAGGACGGGGAACCGTTGTCGGTGTCTTTGGAGAAGAAGATCATCATCGTCATGAAGTCGTTGGCGAACCTTGCCGTCGATGAGGAGTACATTGCGAAGAATCCGATAGCTAAGGTCAAGTCCCGCGACGCGCTCGTTTCCGGGCGCCGCTACCTTTCCGTCGATGAACTCGACAAGCTACTTACCGCGCTGGGGCCGCATTCGATTGTGGCGGAGGTGCTGGTATTGACGGGGATCCGCAAAGGGGAAGCGTTCGGTTTGCAGGTCCGCGACCTCGACGTGCGGCGGAAGCGGTTGCGGATTGAGCGGGACGTGGACGACCGCGGGGAAGTGGACACCACCAAATCGGGCCGGCACCGCGACGTCCCGATCCGGGGCGAACTCCTCGAGCAACTGAAGAGGATCGCGAAGGGCAGGGCCCGGACGGACTGGCTGCTGCCGTCGCCGAGTGGTGGGCCGTGGACGCGGGACCGGTGGAAGCCGGTCTGGGAACGCGCCAGGACGACGGCGGGGCTGGGGGACTATGACACCCACGAGTTGCGGCATACGGCCGTCTCTTTCGCGATCCAGTCCGGGGCGAACGTCAAGGCCGTGCAGCGGATGGTCGGACACGCATCGGCGGCAATGACCCTCGACGTCTACGGGCACCTGTGGGATGAGGAGTTGGATACGGTGGCGGAGAAGATGGCCGAGCTGATGGCGGCCGAGCGGGCGAAAGGCAAGATCGGTTAAATCCCGGTTCCCCCCAGGTTCCCCCCGGCAAGGTTTCAGCCCAGTATTGGCGCGGGTCCGGCCTGTCTTGTAAACAGGATGTCGCCGGTTCGAATCCGGCAGGGGGCTCCACCCGTAATACGCGCCAGCACAAGGGATTCCGCCCCATTATGGCGCGGATTTTCTTGCTTCCGGGCCGGTTGTGGCCCGTCTCCAGCTTTACCGGATTGTCGGGGTTTGTCGGTCACTTTCGGAGACTCTCTCCCCCCGGTATCCCCCCACGGCGGTGTCTTATTCGAGTTGGACACCTGCGGAATCGCTGTCCGTCCAGGTCTCGATCACGGCTTCCATCTGATCCCACGTCTCACCGGTGGCCGCTTCCCAAGCATCCCACGACGCGACGGCTGCCCGGACCTCCAGATTATGCCCGGCAGGGATCACACCGGCGGCGCGAATATCCGCGGCCAGCGAGGATAGTTCCCCTCCGGGTATTTCGTCGGCGCGGGCGTAGACGATCAGGGTGTGGTCAAGGGTTTCGCTGGGGGTGACGTAGACCTGCTTGTCTCCGGTGAGGTAGCGTTTCGCGACTTCGGCGATCCCCGAACGCGTCCCGACGGCTGGCCGCCCGGAGACGGTCAGGTCCTGCAGGTAGGCCCGGAGTTTGTCCGGGGTGGTCGCGCGCTGGCTTTCGGGGACGCCGAGCATCTGCGCCAGCCAGCGGACCGCACTGTCCGGGATGCGGGCCGGGTCGGTGTAGAGACCTTCCCAGACGTCGTCGGAGACCCCGCGCATGGCCCCGCCGAGCTGCCCGATACCGTCCATGAACCGAAGCAGCGGCCTTTCGGGTGCCTGCCGGGGATCGTTGTCGGCTTTGCGGTAGTGGTGCGGCAATGATTCCCACCAGCGCCGGGTCCAGTCGTGGACCATCACTGCACCGTCACACTGATCGTCCCAGCCGTCGGCAATGGTGCTTTACCGGGCAGGGCGATGGTGTCCGGTACGCCGAGGACGGCGGCGACTCCGGGGACGTCGGAGATGATGGACACGACGGCGTATTCTGCGACTTCCGGTGACCAGTCCCAGGTGGCTGGGGACAGCCACGCTTCGAGGGCGGCGACGGTGGCCGCTTCCACCTGTGCGTGGTTCGTTCCGGCGTTCGCGACGATGGTGACGGCGAGGTCGACGGCCGTGTAGGTCGGGTCGATGACGTGGACCTGCAGGGAGGCGAGCGCTTGGGCGGCGAGCCAGTTCGCGAGGGCCGTCCCGTCGTCGGCAGGCAGGGGCTGTCCCTGCGGGTCGGCGATGGCGAGCGTGACGTGCCCCGCCGCGCCGGTTGCGCCGGTGGCGGGGTTGTAGCGGTCGAACACTTTCGCCCGCCCTATGCCGGGCTGCGAGAGAGCCGCGTACTGAAACTGTGGTGCGAGGGTCAGCGTCGAGTTCAGGCGGGCCAGAGAAGCGGCAGCGCGGGCGTAGAACGCTTCGTCTTCCTCCACCCCGGATCCGCCAGTCAACCCGGTGGACAGGTAGGCCCGGTTCACAAACGTGAGGTTATCGACAACATGGACAGTCGCGCCCGCCGGGACACCATTCGGGGCCGTTCCCGCTTCAACGGCGATCACTTCGACAGATCCGGTGGTTGATTCGCTGGTGATGATCGAGAGGGTTTCGGCGGTCACGACGTCGATGGTCTCACCGGTCGGCTCCAACTGGTACCGCAACGTCGTCCCCGACGGGATGACCTGCGTCGGGTTCGAGGAGGTGACTTCGAATGTGGCCCGGCCCGTGGCGGTGCTGCCCTGATCGCGGGTCACACCGTAGAGGCCCATCAGTAGTTCGAGGAGCCGTTCGGGCAGCATTTGGATGGCGAGGACTTCAACGCCGAGCATCATCGCCAGCGACTCAATCAGCACCACTTCGGTGTTGCCTTCGCGGGCCTCCCACTCAGGCAGGGCGGCTTGGGCGTATTCGATGGCGGCAGCTGTCAGGTCGCGTTCGTTGCCGAACTCCAGCAGCTCCAACCGCTCATAGTTGGGGGCGTCGGGTAGTTGCTCAGTCAATGTTTTCCTCTTCCCTGTTCCACACAATGTCGGCCTCCGAGACCGTCTGGCTCACCGGTTCCAGGATCACGTCGGCAACCTGGATCCCCGCCGGCCCGAACGTGTCGAGCCCGGTCTGTACATCCCCAACATGCAGACCAGCGAACGCCGGGTCAGGCACGCCGAACTCCGGAGCCAACGGCCGCTCCCCGATCTGCGTCAACACGAGGACAGCTATCGCCTCGTCTATTTCCTGATCGGTGCCGTAGCCGGTCGTCGCGGCAGTACCCTGCGCATTCAAGCGGAACGGGTAAGAGAGGATGCCTTCAGCCATGGAAGCATCATGGCCCGTGGCCGCCCTGCTCTGTGGGACGGGACGGTCAGGTCCCCTATTTGGAGGTGACCGTCTCGATATTCCTTACGGACGGGTTACCGGACTTGCCAGCGGATATGACCGACGTCAGGGCCGATACGAGGACGCCGCCGACGAACGCCCCGCCGAGGGTCGCATAGTCGAGGGCGAGCGCATTTACCACCTGCGCGGTTCCGCTCTCCCCAGCACCGGCGCCCACGCCTACACCGAGGATCAGGAGCACGAACTGTGCGCCGGTCTTGATTCCACGTTCCGCTGCGGCTTTCCAGAATTTCTTAGTCCACATGGTGGGCTCCAATCAGATCAGTATTTCGAGGACGGCCGCCGTGCTGCGGGCGAGACCGTATGAGATGCAGGCGACAGCGAGCATCCCTGCAGTTATCAGCAGTGCCCGGTTAGCGTGCCGCATGGTTGCGCTGCTTCAACAACTCAATCCGGGCATCCTGGACAGCGTCCGCCACCCATCCGACGTACCAGATGAGCGCGGCAAGGACGGTCAGTGTGCGCCGCCAATGCCCGCTGGTCATGACTCGTCGTTGGTCAGCGTCAGTGTCACATCAGCGAGGGCGGCGTCGACGCGGTCCCCAACGATCTCCTCAAGACGCGCGCCTTCGATGCCTGCGGAGTCGTCGACAGCCTGGACGGCGGCCTTGATCCCGGCGTGTTCGAGAGTGAGCTTGTTGACCTTCGCATTGACTGCCTGGATGGCTTTGTAGGACCGGTTCTGTTCATGGAACAGGTAGGCGATTTTCTTTCGCAGGGTTGTCTTGCCGCTGGCTCCGTCGCCGCGGATCTGGACCGGGCTGTCGAGGATGATGTCCGCCAGTTTGGGCCCGGCCTTGATCACTGCTTCGGTTACGGTGTTGAGGTTTGCCATTTCTAGTTCATCCTTCTGGATCGGTTTGGGCTTATTGGAGGCAGGCTTGACACCGGAGTGGTGCTTGATGCGCTTGAGGAGGTATCCGTAGGGGAATCCGTCGCCGGGGTCGGTGCGGTATGCGGGGTCGATCTGCCGGTGTGCTGACAGTCCCTTGATGCTGGTGTTCCCGGCGCGGATCAGGTTGACCTGCCGACCGGTGAGCCACCGCAGGGGAATGTCGAAGATCTCCGCGTCGGCCGCCATCTCGATTGCGAGGCGTTCGAGCATCCGCCGGCCTTCCAGCGTCAGCCAGTCTGCCCGGCTGAATGCGGCGTATGCGGCGGTCTCGTAGCCGATGCTGATGGGATTGGCCCACGATGCGTGCCACGCGGCATAAGCGGTGTGGACGGCCCGGACGACGACGCCAGGATCAGCAAAAGCATTCCAAGAGGCTTGGACGCCGGTAGTGTTGGACCAGTTGGTCAGAGACTTCGCGAAGCCACGCCGCAGGGGAGACTCCGCCGAGTGCACGGTGAGCATCTGCGTCCGTGAGCGCTTGCCGGAATGCTTGGACGACGGCATGGCGAGATACTTCTCAGCTACCTGAGCAGGAGTAACCATTACAGCGTCTCCCCACGTGTCATCTCGTCGGGGGTCTCGTCGAAGCCTTCCCCGGCGAAATCCTCATCGTCAGGTTCGGGTACGTCGAGGTCGTCCGTATCCTCTTCTGCATATACGGCGGCGTCGGCCCGCACTTTCTCCCAGTCGTCCTTCGGGATTGTGTGGCCGGGGTCCTTCTGGTCGTCGGGTACTTCATCGGGGTGTGCCATGCTGGCCCTTCTTCCTTACTCAGTTATTGACAGGGTCGGCCTGTTGTGCGCGCCGATGTGGGATGGCAGCCTGTTACGGTCCGGTTGGGCGCATCCACTCTGTTTCGGCTGGACGTTCGGGCACCGGTTCCGGGTGTCCACGCTCGAGTAGGAGGATGTGACTGAACTGGACTGCGTTGATGCGCACCAGTTGCCGGTTCGTCGCTTCCTGCTTGTCGAGCCGTTCCTGCACCTTTGTCAGCCGTGAGTCGAGGTTGTTGAGGATCGTAGTCATCGACGTGTGCTGGACCGCTTTCGCATCGCCTTCACGGGACTCGATATTGAGCTTTCGATCAACATATAGTTTGTAAATTCCTGCGATTCCCCCACCGCCGAAGAGTGCCGCTAAGAGAGGAATTAGCCACTCATTCAGCATCATCCAAGATCACCTTTCGCTTGAGAGCGGCAGTGCGGGAAATCAATGAATATGCGAGTGTCAGATCAATGAGACGCACCAGTAAGGAAAAATTGAGCATTGTGAACGCTCCGGCCGATGTCAGCCTGTCGAAGTCCCCCGCGACTTCCCCCCAGACGATGACCAAGTAGACGCTGATGGAGCCGTTGAGGAAGAACAAACCGATCCACTCGACCTTCCAACGGTCGACAAGTACCGCAACACAACAGACCAGGGAAACGAGCAAGGCGACCCCGCCGAGCGCTTGCACGACACCATCGCCAATGGATTCAGGCGGGTAGGTTGCTAAAACGGATGCGCCGAAGCCCATCACGGCCCCGCCAAGGTACATGAGCGCGAAGACGATACGGATCAGTAGCTGCGCCCTCGGTGAGTATTCGTACGCCCCGTAATACCGCATCACAGGTTCGCCGGGTCCATGATGTAGGTGCCGCCAACGATGTAGGTCTCTCCGGACTGGTTACCCTCAAAGATGATCTTTCCACTGCTGCCCTCCAGGTACGCGGCAGCTCTGTAAAATTCGGTCGGGGTGGCCAGGACCGGGTTAACGGCAGTGCTGGGCCGGAATGCGTTTTTGATCCGAAGCTCCAAGCCGACAAGATCCACCATTTCTGCCTTAATGCCGAACGTGACGGTCAGCCCGGACCTGATCAGGAATGTGGCTGGCGAGGCTGCATCGACGGTGAAGTTGGTTGATACAGCAATGAATGACGCGTCGGTGATGACCTCGTAGGCGTCGCTCAGGTCGGCGATGGCGTGCGTGTGGCTTGCTGGCGGGAACGTGTTCGGTTTCGAGGTGATCGAGGACCAACTGTGCGAGTGGCTGGAGGGGTTGAAGCTCGACGGGATGCCGGTCAGTGAGCTGTAGGAGTGCGTGTGCCCGGAAGCCGAGCGGGTGCTGATCTGGTTATCGACGTAGGTTTTCGATGTCGCATCCGTGCCCGCGCCGGGATAGGCAACCTGGAGACGGCCGGTGGAGTCACGGCGTGCCAGCGTGTTCGCTTCAGCATTATGGGTGGCGTTATCGAGCTTCTGCTTATCCGCTGCCAGCATCGCGCCTTGAGCCGATACTGTCACCACCGGCAGCCGGAGCGGGTTGAAGGTGCCCGCATTCACGTCGTCGGCGTTGTGGTTGTGGCTCGATGGTGCCCGGCTGTTGACCCCTTGGTCGACGTAGCCCTTATTCGATGCGTGAGACGCCGCCGTGGGAGTGGTAACCGAGTGGCGTCCGGACGAGTCGTTTTTCACGAGCTGGTTCGCGGCACCGTTACTTGTTGCACCGTTCAGCGCGGCCTTATCCGTGGAGGACAAGGCGCCATGTGCAAACTGTGTCGCCAATGGGATGCTGTGGACGTGGTCGGCGCGGGCCGAACGGTCCGAGGTCCCCTCGGTTGCTCCGCCGGCGACAAGGATGGTCCTGCCTGCGCCGCCCCCGCCGTTCGTGGTTACTTCCATCCACTGCGTGCCGTCGTCGAAGTAGAGCCGGTTGACGCTGGTGTCCCAATAGAAGCGGCCCCACTTGCCCGACGTCGGACGATCCCCGGTCGGACCCTGCTCAGCCATCGCCATGATCGCGGCAAGCAGATCCCGCTCCGCATTGTGATCAATGCGTGACGGGTGCGGGTCGGTGCCAGCACTGTACTTCTTCAGCCCGGTCCGGGGATCAATCTCAATGGCCATACCAGCAGGATGCCGCCGAGCAGCTCCCCGTTGTGGGACGGGACCGGGTTAGGCAGCACCGGCGAGGAAAGCGGCTTAGAACAGCGGTGGTTGATCGACTTTCGCGGCTGTCAGAGACAGCATTTGATCAAGGGTCCAGATGTGCCCGTTCCCCGCCAGCTGGTCTTTGTACACCTGAGCCTTGGTGATCCGCGTGCCGCCGAAGAATCGGCCCAACTGCTTGCGGGTGATGGTGCGGACGCGATGACAATTGGCGCAGACAACATCACACTTGGCGACTTCCGTCTTGAATGCTTCCCACGTCCCGCTGGTCATCATCTTGGAGATGTAGAACTTCTTGACCTCGCCGGGACGGTGGTCAAACTCCAGCACCGCCAGAACTTCGGGGTGGAGGCCACAATCAGCACAGCCGGATTCCCGCTTGATCCGATCAATGTATTCCTGCCGTGGTGCCCTACGTGCTTGCGCCGTCTCTTTGGCGCAGTACCGGCATGGCATGACGCGGTTCTTGCCAGTGCGGCGAGCGCCCCTCGCCTCGGCATCGATATAGAAGTCAGCGAGCGGGCGAGCCACTTTGCAGGTAGTGCAGGTGCGGGTAACAATAGACACATCGAACTCCTAAACAGTTCGGTCGTACCCCGGACGGCAATTGGTGTTAGCGCACCTACCGTTGCGGGGCTTTTTCTTGTTCCTCTATTCTACCTTTTCTTGGACCGAGTTCCCTGAACTTGCTTTAGATTTAGGTCAAGTATCCCGGTTTTATTTGCCCCTATCTGGGGAGCATGAAAGTGGCTAAGGCGTCCCCGGTCATGGAGTGCCCCTTGTCTGATGGGTGGCCCACGCCGTCGGCGTATAGTCCTAGGTCATCTGGCAGGGATGCGTTCGGGAGCCGTAGCGACAGGTCAGAAATGGCCACTGCCGGATCTTCGGCGGCTATTTCAAGCTCCGCTGAAACGTAGCCCTGCCATGAACTTGCCGTGTTGGCTGGTCCGCCATAAGGAACCAGTAAAACGGGTGGTGCGCTCCATCCCAGTTCCGCATAGCCTGCACGCACCTTGGAGATAATGCCTTCGATGTTGGACTTGTGCTCGGTAGGTGAGATCCCCGATACGGGGTCATTGGTGCCAAGCGCAACCATGAGCAGATCGGAACCAAGGGACGCGACTCCGGCAGGCCAGAAGTTCCCGGCGAATCCGCCCTGCAGCCAGCCAGCCGAACCATAACCGGTGTTCCAGCCATAGTGCCCGGCGTCGTTGACGTGTATCCCCTTTTCTTCGTCGCCGTTGTATTCGATGACGCCATGTATATATGAGTCACCGGACGCCCATGCGACGGTTAGTGTGTGTTCCCCGCTTGATGGGAAGGTGATGCGCTCCTTCTGCCCATCCAGAAGTGGGCCGGGAATTACGAATACGACAGGTGCCCCGCCGTCAACGCTATAGGTTACCGAACCGCCAGTGCCCCCAATATAGAGAAGGTCGCAAGACGTGCCGTTGAGAGCGAAACTCACTTCGTGCCCCGCCTCTTCCAGTACGAGACTGTGACGTTTTGGCCCGTATGGATGACTGGCCCGAGGCCCGCCCACATTGGAGGCGGGGGAGGTAAACGAGTTCTGCCCTGTCATCTCCGCCGCGATAAAGCCGCGCCCGCCGCCTGCAAGCCCGCTAGTCGGCAGGTGTGCGCGGAGTTGTTCCTGCAACTTTGACACCCATCTACGATCAAATTGGGTAGCTCCCTGCCCCTCTGTAATGGAGTCGCCCAGAACCGCCACGTTCACGCGCTGATAGTGCCTGTTTGCAAGCGCCGCGGAGAAAGGTCGGAGTGCGTCCCATCGCTGGGTTTCAATCAACTCCAGCCCCCGCGGCGTGAACCCCGCGTAGGCGGATTGCATCGCCGCTCCGGTAAGGGTGGAGGGGTCGTCCACCAATTCGGCGGTAGTGGCGTCGGCCACCTGTAGCTCTGTTCCGAACGCCAGAGTGTTGACATATTCGGAGGTGGCAAAGGTGGCACTAAGTGCCCCTCTGAATTGGGATGTTTCGTCAGCCGCAACAGCCGCCATGTCGGCGTCGCTGGCGGTGCCTGGTTCGCCTTGCGGCCCTTCCAATGAGGCGACCCATTCGGCTTCGGTCCCGGCGTATCCTCCGGCGACTGCGATCTGGTAGGCGGATGCGCCGTCGGTTCCTTCGAGTGAGGCTAACCATTCGGTTTTGGTGCCGGCGAAACCGTCCGAGACCGCGACCTCGTAGGCGGTCGGCCCTTCCGGTCCCGGCTTGCCGGGAATGCCGGGGTCACCCTTGCCACCTTTGAGGGAGGCGAGCCATTCGGTGAGGGTTCCCGTGTAGCCGCCAGCGACGGCGAGCTGGTACGCCGATTCGCCGTCCTGGACCTGCTCCATCAGCCGCGCCGCGACGGGCGCGGGCAGATCGTGGGTTTCGTTGACGGATACGAGCCGGTCAACCATTCTTAGTCTCCAATCAGGTACAGGCCGGGATCGGCCGGGTCTTCAGTCACGGGGGCGTCGGGGCCGATGAAGAAGAATCCCGGATCGTTGGGGTCTTCGCTCACGTCCGCCGCCCGCCCGACGATGTAGATGCCGTTCCGGTCCGGGTCTTCGATGATCATGGCCGATGCGAGCATCAATGTGGTGAACGCGGCCTCTAAAGACTTCAGTCGGGAGTCTGTTCGGTCGGCGATCCGATTGACGACGAGCATTTCCGCCGCCATGCCCTCGACGGCGCCGATGAGGACTGGTTCGCCTGGTGTGAGCCCGTCGGGGATGGAGGGCAGTGGCCCGAAGGCGTCCGTGCCGCCGAGGCGTGGGATGGTCACCCATGCGGTGCCGTCGTCGAGTACTTCAATCACGAGGCCGCGCCAGAGGGCGGGGACGGTTTCCGCCGGTGGTTTCTCCGGGCGGCGCTGGATGGTCTGTTGAATCAGTGAGCGGCTCACGTCTGCCTCCTCGTGTATCCGGCACCGGGCAGGAACCATGCGGCCACGTATCGGCCTGTTTCCGGTGCAGTGATACGCGTCAGGGATTCGCCGGCGGATTCGACAACGGCGCCACGTCCTGCGGCGAGTCCGAGGCGTCCGTCGCTGGCCCGGACAATGGTCCCGCGCACCAGTGCTGCCGGGTCGGCTGTGGTGCTGTCACGGTCCAGCACCGCGGCCAGATGCTCGTCAGTATCCGGGACGTTCACCTGATGGATTGCGAGCGCATGGGAGAGGACTTCACCGAGCTGCAGGGGCGGGCCTTCGTGGGCGGCGCGTTCGGCGTCGACCTCGAAACCGTTCGGGTGGATACTGACCACCTGGGAGGATACGCGGGCAGTGACGAGTTCATTCCAGACAGCCATCAGCTCTCCTCCTTTTCCGGGTCAATGGGGCGTTGGCAGGTCACCGTGACCGGTGTCGCTGTGTGCAGGGGGAAGTCGACGCCGACGACGATCCACTGGCCTTTCATGTCCCCGGCATTGCGGCCGGTCAGGCGTACGTCGTCGCCCGGACGGACACTGTCCGCGTCACGGCTGACGAGGCGGAGGGTCAGCTTCTCGGCTGCTTCCTGGGATGGGTCGCGGGAGTAGGACGGCATCCCGGCGAGGGCGTCGGAGTAGTTCGCCCAATCGTCCCAATCCAGTTCGATCGAACGGTTCCCCCATGAGCGGCCGGCCAGCCAGGAGGGGCGGGCGAACACCAGTGTTGATCCGTATTCGAACAACCACGATCCGGTCTCGGTTGCCAGCCCGGCGAGGACGTCCCAGGTGGAGTCCTTCTGCCCGCCTTCGGGTTTCTTCCGCACGGCGGCTTTGCGGCCAAGGTTTGGTTGGATGACGGTTTTCATGCCAGTGCGGCGGGCGGTGTCTTTGACCCATGCGGCGACGTCGACGGTGCCCCAGTTCTTCGCGCCCGTCTCTTCGCGCAGGTCGGTGATGAACTTCGACGGCGCCCGGACGGTCAACTGTGGGCCGAGTTGGCCGGGGCCGAAGTCAAGCGAGACCACGATCAGCCGCCATGCCCCGTAGGTGATGGTGGAGCCTTTGACGAGGAGGCCGGAGTTGAACAGCTTCGCGTCCTGCGAATCAGTAAACGAGAACGACATCTCCGACTCGGCGTCGTGAGAGGCCGACAGAGACGCCTTGGTACAGGACTTCTCCAGCTCCGCACTCATGTTCTTGCCCGTGACCTTGACTTTCTTCAGGCGGGCACCGTTCAGTGTTGTAGCCATCAGCGCGCCGGGATCTTGAACACTTCACCCGGATAGATCAGGTTGGGGTTCTTGATCTTGTTGCGGTTCATGCGGACAATCTCCGGGTAGCGTGTCGGATCGCCAAGGTAGCGGCCACTGATCGCCCAGAGGGTGTCGCCGCGGACGACGCGGTGTGTGCGGGTCACTTTCCCGACGGGCTTGGACCGGGCCGGCGGCTTCCTCGGTTTCGGTTTCGTCTTCACAATGTCTGCGGTGACGTCGACCGCCTCTTTGAGCTCCCACGACAGTTCGGCACGGGAGGGCTGGTTGTTGACGGCGCGTTGGGTGACGTTGATGTCGAGGTTGTGGATGTGCCACCACGGGTATTGTTCGAAGACGGGGGAGCCGCCGGTGAAGCGCACCCGGTGGCCTTCCTTCTGGATGCCGGTCAGGACGCGCAGTATCGGCTCGATGCTTTGGGTGTAGTCGGTGGCGGCGATCCGGTTCGTGAACGACAACGAGCGCAGACCGGGACTGGTGACGCGGGTCAGGTCTTTGCGCCCTTCCCGCTCGACCTGGCCAAGCTTCGGGTTATTGGAGTAGTTGAAACCGGACGGGGTCATCACCATGGAGACCCGCCGCCCGTTGGCGGTGACGAGTGCCATGGTCTCGCCACGTGCTGGCCGGTTGACCCGTACTCTCACCATCAGTATTTCCTCCGATTGGCGTCCGCGAACGCTTCTTCAAGCATCTCGGTGAACTTCCTTTTCACTTCGTATTCGTCCTCAACTTCACCCGTCACATTGATCGTTGCGTTGATCGTGATCGTGTCTCCGCCCGCATTTTGGCCGCCGTCGTTGCGGAACATGGCTTTGTAGTTCGCGGTTTCTTCAGGGTCGAGGACCGCTTCGGGTTTGCGGCCGAGGTTGATCCCTGCGGCGCCGGGGGCGAGCATGCCGCCGTTGTCGTAGATGCCGGGTGCGGCGAATCCTGCTTTGGCCGCTGAGCCGCCGATGCCGAGCTTGTCGCCGACCCAGTCGGTGACGCCGGAGATGAGTTTCTTCCCGACACCTGCGGCCAGGTCGGCGAACATGCCAAGTCCTGGGATGTTGTCCAGCAGCCCGGCCATGGCGTCTTTGACTTTGTCGACGAGCCAGCCCAGGGGGTTGAAGCCGCCGCCTTCACCGGCGCCGCGTGAGCCTTTGCCGTAGAGGGAGCGGAGCCGTCCGACGTCGAACGCTGTCGGGGCCATGTGGTTACCGATGATCGGCTGCATGATCGAGGAGGCGTTGGTGTGCGGCAAGCCCAACACGTGGCCGATTTCGTGAGCGGCAGTAGCGCGCTTCATTCCCGGCGACAGGCCCGGTGCGATGCCTTGTGTGTTGAAGGTGATGTTTCCGGAGCCGGTGGCCCAGGCGAGGATGGAACCGAGCGCGCCGAGACCCGTGCTTGCTTGCGGGTGCCCTGATCCTGCTTGGACACGGATGCCTGCGAGCTGGTCCCACATGGACGCTGCGGCGGGGATCTGCCACGCCGGACCGGCCCCGGTGCCGACGAACAACCTGCCCGCGCTGCGGATCGCGTTCTGGAACGGTCCCCAGATTGGTGCGAAGCCACCGCCACCATTGAGGGCGGCACCGATGGCTGCGGGTCCGCCGGCGGCTTTCGTTTGGGCTTTGTTGACGACGTATTCGCCCTTGTGGACGATGCCGGCCGGTTCGTACTTTCCGCCGTGGCCGGTGTAGCCGCCTTCAGCGAATGCCCGCATCGGCCCGCCGGAGACAGCTGGGGCGCTGGCCTTGACGTTCTTCAGCGGGTTATGGACTTCCGGGAGGGTGTCCACACCGAGTTTCTTAGCGACCCAGTTGAACGCGCCAATGATGCCCTTATTGATAACCGTGTCGATGACGAACGAGATCGGTTTCGCGGCGATGGATTTAACCATTCCCCAGGCCTTACCGACCAGCTCGACACCCTTTTGGAACGCGGGCGCCACGGTGTCAGTAATGAAATCGCCGAGCGTCTGGAACACGGGCTTGATCTTGCTTTTCCAGACTTTGGAGATCCGGTCGCCGATCCAACCGAAGACGGGCTTGATGACCTTCTCATACAGCCACGAGAAAACGGGGCCGAGGGTGAGGCGGATGAAAGCGACCACGAGTTTGAAGATCCCGGAGGCAAGCATCCAGAACGCCCGGATAGCGCCGCCGATAAACCGGAAAACGGGGGAAATAATGTTCTGCCACAACCAGGTCGCCCCGGCAGCTATCCCGTCCCAGACTTTGAGGAGGACCGGCAGGGCCGTGTTCATAAACCAGTTCACGACGACGGACACTGATTTTTTGATCCAAGAGAAGGCGGCGTCGACGGCGTCGCGGAACCACTCGACGTTGTTGTAGGCCCACATCACCCCGGCCACCAGGGCGGTCACGGCGACGACGATCAGGCTGATGGTGCGGACGACGGGGTTCATTTTCATGACCGCGTTGAAGATCCCCATCGCCACGGACGCGCCCTTTATGGCGAGGCCGACGGCGACGATTCCGACGGCTGTCGGTGCGAGGATCGGCGCGAACTTCTGCAGGAAAGTAAGGACTGGCTCCAGTACGGGAATCGCCTGCTCCGCCAGGCCGGTAAACGCACCAATCGCGATACGCTTGAATTCCTTCAGCCGGGTGGTGGCGTTATCCCGGACGGTATCACCCATCCGCTTGCTGGCCCCGGCCACTTCGCCGAGCCCGGTTTTCGTGGATTGCAGGGAGGTCAGGAACTGGGGAATCTCATTGACAGAGAGGTCTTCAAGCGGCGTCCCGAACAGGGCTATCGCGGCCTCTGAGCGCTTCGCTGGGTCCTTGATGTCCTGCAGACCGCCGACGATCTTCTGGAACGCCTTAGACCCGGTCTCGCCGCCCTTGAGGAGCTTGTTCGTCATTTTCTGCTGGTCGAAGCCCAGCGTTTCGTAGGCGGCACCGGATGCTTTCGACATGTCAGTGGCACGGATACCGAATTCCTTGACCGCATCACCGGTCTTATCGATCCCATACATGCCCTTCTCGGAGGACGCAACAAGCATCCCCATGGCCTTCTCGCCGGAGAGGCCAAGGTTCGCGAAGAAGGGCCCGTATTCGTCGGCGGCATCGAGAATGTCTTCACGGACAGCGGAGGGAACCTTTTGCATGGCCGTGGTCAGCAGGTCCGCTGCCTGGGTGCCGTTCTTCGCCAGCCCGGAGTTGATCATCTGCCCGGCTACCTGCGCCGCCCGTCCGGCGTCGACCTCGAACGTCTTGGACATGGTCAGGACTTTCGCCGTCATCTTCTCGATCTCGGATGCCGAGCCGGTCCGCATGCCCTTAATGGAGGACATAACCGATTCGACGGCAGTGTTCACGTCCGCCAACGATTCGCCGTACGCGCCGGCGTAGAGCCTCCCGGAGGCTTTGCCGGCCCGTTTCGCTTGCTTGGGGGAGAGGCCGAGGGAGGCGGTGATCTTGTCGTTACCGGCACCTTTGCCGAGAGCACCAACCAGGCCGGCCGTCAAGGCTCCGGCGGCGGCGACACCTGCAGCAGCGAAACCGGTTTTCAGGTTGTCTTTCGTTTCGTCGCTGATTTTTTCGGTCGCCGCGCCGATCTTCTTCCGCGCCGACTCGACGCCTTTAACCAGCCCGGACAGTGGTTTGGAGCGGGAGACCTTTTGGAACACGGATTCCATGGCGTTCGCGCTCTTGCCGGCCTTGTCCATGGCCGTGTCCATTTTCTTACTGGACCGCTCGGTGGCCTTGGCTTGTTGCTTCGCGGACTTCTCGATGCCCTTCGAAGTCGAGTCGACTTTCTTATCGAGGTCGGTCAGGGGCGCAGACAGCTCGTCCCGCATCTCTGCGGTGAGAACAACGCGTTCTTCGGTGGCCACCTGCGCCCCTTCCCGTCTACTTTTTCTGTTTCATTTCTTTGGCTTGCTGCTCGTCGTCGGCTATGAGGACTCTGGCTGCCGCGGCCCGGATCGCTTCGTGCTCCCAGTCCGTTTCGGTGACGACGGTGACGGGGTCGAGGCGCAGTATCCGTGCGATGCGTGCGGCCTCAATGAAGCGGGTCTTATCGGGCAGCCAGGCCCTTAGCCGTCGGTAGGGTCCAGTGGCTCCAGGTCCTCCGTCCAGCCGGCCTGTTCAAGCAGTGCGGCGCCCATGGTGATGACACCGGCGTCGCCCATGAACTTCTGCAGGGCTTTGATCGCGTCTTTCGGTTCGCCCTGCATGGCGAGGAAGTCATTCGAGTTCAGCCGCAACGGGCGCCCCTCGGCGTCGTGGACCTGCTGATCTTCGCCGCGTCCGCCCTTGAAGATGCCGGTGCACTTTTCGAGGATCGGCATCGCGTTCGTTTTCACGGCGTCGGCGTTCTCGGCCTTCTTCGCCTTGCCCTGCCCGGCCCGCTGGTACCGGTTGATGTCGGCGCGGGAGATGACGGCGTTGAAACGCAGGTTCCAGCCCTCGCGCTGCTTCACGGGCAGGTGGATGATGTTGTCCAGTTCGGCGCGGGACGCTTCCCTCAGTTCGTCGAGGAGGCTGTTGCCGGTGGTCGCCGGTTCGTACTGGATCTCGGTCTCATCGGCTGCGGTGTCGGTGGAGTCGTAGTCTCCGAATGTGTCAGTCACTTACTTGTCCTCTTTCGGCTCAGTTGCCCGCCCCGGATGGGCGAGGCCCGTAATCCAGACAGTCGCAGTGACCGTTAAAAGGGTGTGGGACGGGTCGCGTGTCCAGTCACTGAGCAGACCGGGACGAGAGGCGACCCGCCCCACGTTTGGCCCCCTGCGGCCCGGGAGAAAGCACCGGAACCACAAGGGGGTAAACCTCATTCAGCCACTCATACCCTTGGCGGCCACGACCAACAGCCCGGCTTCGGTTCTTCGCTGTACTGCACGCCGGTATTGAAGAACATCCCGGTTGGATTCAGTACGGCCAGGCACACTCCCGACAGTCCGGTCTCTTCTGCGACCGCAGTGATGATCGCGGCGCGCGGCTCAGGCTTGAATTCGCCGCCCGGCGTTCCGTACGAGTGGTAATGAACCACGCGGCCAATGCTGGGAACCTGTGCCATCAGTCCGCCGGCCCCGTGGTCGAGAACGTCAGGGACACTTCGGCGGGGTCGGACGAGTCGGCGACTTCGGCTTCCGTCAGCCCGGAGAGCATACAGTCCGGGTACACCAACGGTTCACCGATCGCGATCTTGTTCACGTCGATGGGTTGCTTCATCACCGTGTAGAAGCCGCGGCCAAGGTTCTGCCGTAGCTGCTTCATCCATGCCGCGTCGCGGACCGGGTCGAACGTGCGGGCGCATTCGAGGTCTTCGAACTCCGGTGGCCCGCCGAGGATGTCGGGGCGGATCGCACCGCCGTCGCGGTCCTTCGTGGTCTCCACGGTCCCGCCGCCGCCGGAGAGGCTCCGCCATGTGCCGGGGACGCCTTCGATGGTCACGAGGTGGTCCCGCTGTGTTGCCTTAGACATGTGTTTTTCCCTTTCTCTACACGGACGCCGTGACCGGCACCTTGATGATTTCGACCTTGATCAGTGCCGCGGCCGGGGAAAGCCGGACGGCCACGGACACGTTCACCTGGTTATCGGCTGCCGAACCTGCCGGGTTGTTGGAGGCGTCGACGGTGACCCGGTAGCCGGGGTCCGTTTCCTGCCCGCCCGCATCGAGTGCGGCGTAGAAACCGCCGCGCTTCGCGACCGGTGCGAGGACACCGACGACTGCGGTCTTGACCTTCGCGAGGAGGTGCCCCCGCCCGTCGAGGGTGGAGAACACGTGCGGCTCCAACGACTCAGCCACGACGAGGGACAGGTTGTTGAGTGTGTCGCGTGCGGAGAGGAGCCCGAAGTTCTCCCGGTCAGCGGACAGGGACGTCCAGTTGTAGAGGCGGGTCTTCGTACCGGAGGTGACGATCCCGTTCACGTGAGCTGCGGACAGTTCGTTGTTCGTGGCAATGTCGACGCCCTGTGCGGTGCCGAGCACCCATGTGGTGCGTGCGCGGTCCCCGGCGGGAACCTGCCAGTAGCCTTCCGTTACGAAGGCGCGGGAACGCACAGCCGCGACGTAGCCTTCGGGGGAGACGACGCGGGAGCCGCGGCCATCCGGAACCACGACGTGGGGGTAGAACAGGCCACCGTAGGCGCCATGCTCGCCGCCGCCGATGGTGTTCGCGACCCCGATTGCGTCCTCGGTGGATGCTTCCGGGCCAGCGGCCAGCAAGGCGATCTTCGAGTGCGCTGCTGCGTGGGCGAGTAGGTCGGTGCCGATCACGTCGGCGGTGTAGCCCGGTGCGGCGACAGCGCCGCCGGCGGCAGCTTCACCTGCCGAGTCGAGGGCGGCAATGACGGACTGGGCGGTGACGCCCGCCCGGTCATCCGTACCAGCCGACAACGGTGCGTCCTCAACGGCGACGGGGTTGTTGCCCGGTGCCGCTGTCACGGATCCAAGGTCGAGGACGTTCACGTACTGGCTGCCACGTGCTGCGGCGACCAGGTCGGCCGGGGACGTCAGTCCGGCGAAGCTGTGCACCAGGACCCCGTCGACGGCTACGGTGACGGTGAACGTCCCGGCGTCGGAGGTGACGGTGACGGCGATGTTCTCCGAGTAGGTTCCCGGTTCGATGGACTCGACCCGGATCGTCTCCACCGAGGAGGTGTCCATCAGGACGAGTTCGCCGCGGGTCGCGGCGGGCCCGACGACGCGGGAGACGACGAGCTCGGAGCCGCCCTCTTCCCAGAACAGGCGGGCCGTGTCGTACAGGTGCGACGAGTAGGCGGTGCGTCCGCCCAGCAGGTCGCCGAACTGTGCCAGGGACCGGACCGTGACAGGCCGGTTGACCGGGCCGCGCTCGGTCAGGCCGGCTACATGGAAGATCCCTGCGGGGGTGCCGGGGTTCGATGGGCCGGACCGTACAGAGGTGGTGACTTCAACACCGATGTTGCTCATGAGGTTTCTCCGCTCTCTTTTCCGGCGCCTTCGGACCCGGAGGTGTCTTTACTGGTTTTCTTCGTGTCCGTCTGCTTTGGCACCTTCGGGACGATGAGCTGCCCGCTGGCGGTCAACCGTTCGGTGACCGGGTCGGACAGGTCCGTTGACACGCTCTGGTGGCCGGGGAGGATGTGCCCGGCGGTGTCGTAGACAATTTCGGTGCCGACAGGGTTGTGGACGCGCTGCGCTTTACTCATGGCCCCACCATGTGCGCCCGGTGCGGGTGCGTGTGGGACGGCTGCGGTGTCACTGCTCCGGCTCCACTTCGGAATCGAGGGCTGTGGTGCGGTCCGTGTAGTCAGGGAAAGCGCCGAGCCGTTCATGCGTGGCGATCTCTATTTCGACATAGGAGCCGCCGAGCATCTTCTTCGCCTCGTTCTGGGCGACGTCGGAGTAGGAGTGCCGGATCACTGCCGGGTCCACTGCGGCATGGTCGGTTTCGGATTGGTGGATGAGTTTGTCCTGCAGCAGCGCCGACTCAACAGCCTGGGTGTAGCGCTTGACCTGGAGGGCGGTTTGTTCTTCGCTGTCGGACATCGCCCAGATCCAGATCCGGTATTGGTACCGGTAGGAGTATTCGTCCCAGTCGGCATCCAAGTCGGACTCGCGGTTGCCAAGCCGTCCGGTGGTGGCCCGCTCTTCGATGAACACGGCAGGGTATTGGCCGACGGCGGAATACCGTTTGACCACGGGATAAATCTTGTGGACGTCCGGCAGCTCCTGCTTGGTGGCGGCCCGGTTGGTGCGGATCGCGGCGACCGTGCGGGGCAGGTGTTCGCGCAGGTGCAGGGTGAGGTGTTCGGTAACGCCTTCGGAGCCGAGCATCAGGTGCCCTGCGTTTCAAAGATGTGTTCGTGGAGCATTTTCGCGAACTCTTTCGTGTCGTCCCTCGTGGTCTGCCCGATAGGTGGCCGGGCCGGCATGGTGGCCGTGCCCTTTTGGTGGTACTTCGCGTGGTCGACGGCGGTTCCGATGATCATCTTCGTGTCCGTGATCTCATCGACACCGAACGGCCGGGACGTGAGCGAATCCTTCAGGGTGCCGGTCAGTTCGAGGATGCGTTTGCCGGGATAGTTCTTCGCCTTCCACGCCCCATAGTCCGCCGAGAGGGGCGTCCATCCGCCGCTGTTGTAGGAACCTTCGGAGTTGAAGTTACGCCGCCACACCGTGGCCTGGTGGTCGGCCATCCGCTCGAACGCCGGGGACGCGTCGGAGACGTTGGCCCGGAACCGGTCGAGCATAAGCGTGAACTCATCTGTCCCGGAATGCGCGAAAGTAATAACGGACATGTCACCACTGCTGCCCGTCGGGAAATAGTGGTTCCGGGAAGAAGCCAGAAACAACACCACCGGCCCCGCCTGCCGGGCCGTCGCCGCCGGTCCACTTATCGAGGGTTTCGGCTGTCTCATTCATGGTGGCCGTGAACCTACCCCACAACACTTGCGCGTAGGAGACGTCCTCGTTCGGGGCGGACATGGCCGGGTACGCCGCCGCGACAAGGTAGGAAGCGGCACCGTTGACCACGGCATCGTGCGCGGCACCGTCGACGATCCCTTTGCGGGTTTCGTCGGTGAGCGTGTCGAACTGGTGCAGGCGCATCGCCGCCCGGTTGCCAACCTGCACGATCCACGCCTCAACCTGGGCAGACGTGACCGCCTGATTCACCGCCCCATCCCAAACCGGATCAGGGTCGACGTCGGGAGAGTCGTTAATCGGAACGTGGGGCGCCAACGCATGGACTTCTTCCACGGTGACACCCCACGCCGGCTGCTCAGTAGCCAAGGCTTTAGGCCTTCCGGACGGCGCCAATCGCCTCGGCGCGCTTCACATAATCGGACGGGGCGGTGATCGTGTCGCCGCGTCGGGCGACGGTGTTCACGCCTTTGACGGTCAGGTTCGCGTACCGGGCGACGACGACGGCTTCAGTGTCTCCACCGAAGTCGACAGTGTTGCCGGTGCGCTTGACCCGCTTACCGGACGGTTCAGGCGCGGTGGCCTGCTCCGTGTTGCCGCCGGAGACGAGGGCCTGCAGGGCCGTGGCCCGCTTGTCCTCTTCCGGTGCGTCCGTGGACTCCGAAGGGGTAGTGTCCCCTTGGTCCGATTCGGTTTCAGGCGCGGTGGCCTGCTCCGTGTCGGCGCCGGCTTCCTGCTGACCGTTCGGCTCCTCGGCGGCCGGCTGCTCTTCGCTCACCGGCTCACTGTTTGCTTCAGCCATCTTCTCTGTCCTGTTCTTAGCCATCGGAATCAGACTCCTTCGATGATCGCGACCGAATTGGGTTCGTCGACGACCGGCGCCGAACGGCGGCGGGCCTTGACCAGGAACTCGTCGTTCTCCGGGCGGTCCACGACGGTGACGCCGTACGCGTCGGACTGTGCGACGAAACCGGCAGTGTTGCGCTGGATCAGGTAGGCGCGGTTAGCGGCCCGGTTGTTGATGATCCAGTTCAATTCCAGCAGGTTGTCGAGCGACCGGTTCAACAGCGGGTTGAGGTCCGTGTTTTCCCGCGGGGCGTAGTCCTTTAGTTCCTTCAGCAGCCGCACCTTCAGCGCGGTCGCCTTGGAGATGATGATCGTGTCCGGCTCGTAGCCGTCCGGGAAGACGGACATGGCCGTGAGGATGTCCTTCTCCCACGCGCTGGCCGTCGACCAGTCAGCGGAAGCGGCGACCGGCGTGGTCTTCGATTCGATGGCGGCGAAGGCGCGGCCCGCGTCGGAGCGGATCATCGCGTTGCGGACCTTGATGTTGCCCTTGGCCATCGGGTTGACGTTGTTGTCGTCCCGCGCCTCGTAGGTCACCCGGTAGGCGGCACCGAACTTCGAGGTGCGCCCTGCCTGCTGCTCACCTTCGGCCACGTCGACCATGGGGTAGTCGCCGCCCGGCTCGATCTGCTGGACGTCGCCGCGTGCCGGATACTGGTCCTGCTCCTCAGCCTCTGAGAAGGTGAACGCGCCGCCCTGGACTGCGATGGGTCCACGGAAGAGATAGTCGGAGAGGAACACGTCCTCTTTGCGGATGATGCGTTTGGCGATCTGGGTGGGCTGCTTCAGCAGC